GGTTCTTTCCTGGTGCCAAGTAAATGGTAATGATTGAATATTGTTAGCTCGTGCAGAACCAAAATATCTATCACGATGAACTTCACTTGTGTTATATCTAACAGAATCTATAAAAAAGACCAATGTCTCTACAGAAATTAAATTTGGAATAAAATACTTTTCTTGATTAACAGTTGCTGGCCATTGAAATCCTGTAGTCCAATATGGAACCATATCAGTTTCAATAACCTTGTCTGCCAAGATGTCATTGATAACTTCTAAACCGGTAGATAATTGAGAGCCAGATAGCGTCTGAAAGTCACGACCAACAATACCAGCAATGTAGTAAGCATTAGTAATTAAATTCAGAACGCTATATGGCATATCAATGACTCCTTATAGTTGGTCTACATAACTTTGTAGAACCAAAGTTAAAGCATCGGTACCAGCAGTAAGCTTGTAATCAACACTTGTAACACCAGCAGCAAGACCTGTTTGAACGGTCATAGCGTCAACGTGAACAACGGCTGCAACGTCACCACTCATTACTGCAGTTCCGATTGTTGTCTGAAGGCCAGCCAAAGCATTAGTAGGTCTTAAAGTAGCGCTATCTCCAGCAGCATTTGGAGTAAGTGATGCTCTAAAAGTAACGCTCGTTACTAAAGGAGGCAATAGACCTGTTAAAACAATTGGTGCATATGCATTAGATGTTCCTGCATTAAGCGCGATTAACGCCGCAATACCATCAGTACAATATGTCATTAACCTGCTAGAACTGTTTGGACTAGGGGTTTGGAAAAATGGAATAATGTGACTGGGAGCTGCAGTGGTGTCGGTACGTACGCAGCCAATCCTACGATACATATCGTAGTTTCTTGGTAATGTAGGTGCTGAAGCACTTAGTGACAGAATAGCACTAGGAAGATTCAACGGATCGAATCCTGGCTGTGAAGGGCTATTGTTGTTACTATTACCAATTGCATATACATAATACAAAGTACTTGCTGCAATACCAGCCGTAGGCAGGATATCCAAGCCTAATGCGCCACTTTGAGCCGTATTAATGATATACGTAGGCGTAATGGTAGTTGGAGTCGCTGTAGGTCCGTAAGTGATGCTAGATGGTAGCTGAATATCATTTTGGTCTGTATGGTCTCTACATTGTCCAGGAGATACCTGAATGGTGGTCGTTGTTAACCAGGTTAGGCTCAATCCGTTTATATAGAGTTCACCAAGGTTAACCATGGGGACATTGGGTCCTAAAGGTGCTGTCATTTTTTCATTCCTCTTAAATATTTGTTCATTAATCTCGTACCATTTCATGCTTTCCCCACAAATTTCTTCATGGGGAAACTAAATTGTTACAGAGGGAAAATCACTGATAATGCATATTCGTCTACCAATGTAGAACCCCATATACAATCGTGGACCATCCCCCTCTGGTTCTGTCCAAACAAAGAACCGTAGTACTGTCTGATACTAACGCCAGTATCAGGATCGTGATCAGAACTTGTTGGGAATGGAACTTCTTCAGGAAGCTTAGGCATTGCCAAATAGAATGCATCACCTGAATAAATCATGCCGGCTCTATGAGATGGCAGAACTAACACTTGCATACCGGGTTGGATTGCATTGTTTAAGTTCTGGTCATTCGTAGGCGCAACTTGTAATGCGGGGAATATGCTCACTGTAACCTGACTACCAGCTGTTGAGCCAGCATTTGCAGTTGCACGGAATTGCACAGGAACCGCCGAAACTTGGTGACCCACAAAGGTGAGGAAGCGCATATTAGGCTGACCAGCAACTCCGTCTTGGAATTGGAACTTGTCATACTGAAGAACAGAGTTAGGGTCGTTAGCAGCGGTTGTGCCACTAAATGTAATAGCAATTACAGCGCCATTAGCATCAAGAGTTGTGCTTACAACAGTCAAAACTGTTTGTGATTGACCTTCTGTTCCTGCAATATGTACAGGTAACAAGTTAGAGGTAAACCATTCGCAATTGCTAAAATTACCTAATTCCCAACTATTAGCTGTTATATCATTTCGTTTTTCAGCGAACTGAGCTAAACCTGAATTGATGATGTTAGGAATTGCAGTATCTTGCAAGAAGCCTTTAGCCATACCCTTAGCAGAACCGTAGTTGCGCAATTGGGCAAGTGCTTGAGCTAATTGTTGATAAGAGTTAATTGCTGTTAATCCATTTCCATAAAATCTATAGGTATGGGTTACGCAATTCTGAGCGACATTAGCTTCGATTTTAGCGCCTAATTCTTCAATAGCCGATTTTCCGAAGCGACTCATGTAATCTTCTACGTTGAAGATAAATTGTTGAGCAGTAAAGCTGTAAGCTGTATTTGCAGCTTCAGAAACGGTTAAGCTCTGAACTCTTTGGTCAGCAGACTGGAATGCCGCAACCAATGTATTTGTGGTCGTGAAACGAGGAGGCAAATCAAACGTTACAGTGTCGCCTAAATTTGCTACTAAATTTTCGAAATTTTTGAACTTTGTATTGGCTTCATGAACAAAGCAGTTCAAGTTTTGGAGATATGCCAAACCAGACATTTGGTAGGTTTGGACTTGTTGTAAAATATTTGGCACGATAAAAACCTCACACGTTAGAAAAAAATCCTAGACGCAGTAAAGGCTATTAGTAGTTTGAGATTACCCTCGCAAAAGCGGTGACTTCTTTAAATCTCGGAGACTCTTAATGCCAGTATCTGCACCAACAGTAGAAGATTTAAGTCTGGATAGAGGTTCTTTTACACCCGGGTTTTGCTGCATTGCTTGCTTATTTTCTGAAATAGATTTAGATAGTGTCTGCATCATTTCCCGGGCCATATCGGGATCTGTTTTAGCCATCATATCTATTTGTGCCAATTTGTGCGGGTTCTTTCGGAGCTCGTACATAACTTCAGGCGTGTTATCCACTTCAGAGGCAAGAAACACAGTGTTGGCGAAATTTGCAGGCTTAAAGTCTTTCATTACTTCGTTAAAGTCATCAAAGAGTTCAGCTCCTTTTCCGACCTTTAAGAAATAATTCTGTGCTACCTGTTCCATGGCAGATTTATGCTCGGCTTCCATTTGTTCACGGTATGCACGCTCTTGCTCATCACGCATTTGCGCCATGATTTGATTTTTCATATCTTCAGGGTTGATGCCTTGACCGGGCATTCCTTGAGGCTGCTGTTGCGGCGCCTGAAGCTGTGATTCATCAACTGGGCTCATTCCACCCATAGCTTGAGACTGTGCTTGTAACTGTGCTTCCATTTCTTGCCTTACTTTCTGTTCTGTAGCAAATTTAGTTTTCCGAATAAGTTCATTGACTCTAGATTCTGGAAGCATCTTTTCAGACACAACCTCTTCTGGAGACCCTAAACTTTCAGTAACAACACCTTCTTCCATTCCTTTGTCTTCCCACGTTTGCCCCGTGACGGTGTTCACCTCTGTTACGCTGAGTTCATGCGGCCATTTGTACCCCATTGGCTGGGTGTTCACCGGGATTTAGATAGGCCCGTCCTACTAAGTAAGTGTACATATGCTTAAACTGAAAAGCAAGTAAATACACTAAAATATTTTATGGTAGAATTCAGTCGTGAGTTTGCAGGATTGTAAAGGTTTCTTGTGAGCTCACATATATAGTTATCAAGCTTAATGAGAATTGACATGATAGATAAGTATGAATTTAAGATGCAATATTTTGAAGAATCTGGACAGTGGCTTGAAGGAAAACGGCTAAATTTCGCATATGAAATATTTAAAATTTGTAATAAATATCCTAAAGAGTTTTCAGAGGAATTAATCTCCCCCATCATAGACCAGCAGCAAAACGCTTCCATAAATAATAACAAAGATTAGGAATCCATAGAGCATGAACTTTATCCGAAGGTCCATTTTTTGACTCCAAAATCTCCGCTAAATTACAACCAATCTAAAGGATATGCGACATTAAAAATCAAAAATAAACCTACAAACCACAAAAAAATTATTAAAATTCCTGATAGTCCGATTTTCAATAATTCACACATATCATTTGCCCTTCTTTTTGGCAAGAACCTTATTAGCCTTTGCATCTATCTTGGCTTTTGTTGATTCAGATATCTTTCCCTTATGTTCCATCTCAGATGCTCGAGCCTTCGCCACCTTTGCGTGAGCCTTGTCAGGAACGGGATATTTACGCTCCCCCGGCATGGCAAACATTTTCTTGGGCAACTTCTTTCTATCCTTTTCTGTTAACTTAGCCATTTAATTCTCCTTAAAGGGTGCCCGTCGCACGAGGTTAGTTAAGATCAATTACCAGCAAATTAATAAAGGTATTTGCGTTCCCCTCATGCGACAGACATAAATCATTTAATGTTTCGTTTCCTCACCACCAAAATCACTTTCAA